ATTAACAATAGGAATACCAATATTCACCACCACTGGTGGAGCATATGGCAAAGCAGTTGAAGGGGTATTAGCTTCAAAGACTGTCACTTCAGGGATATCTAATTTACGAATTCCAATATCAGGTATTTCCATTAGTCATTAAAAAAGTTTATAACAGCAGTCCAAGCAGAATGAAAAGCAACATAAAGAAAGAATTGATCGGAAGCATCTTTCTTCATTTTCTTACGGTAAGCAGATTGTGACATAACTTTGAATAACGATACGTCTTATTTAACAAAACTCATCAACTTTTAATTAAGTTATATTTTATTAAAAGAAACTCAGCAATCGTTAAATACTGTGCCAACTTGAGAACCCAATTCAGACCCTGCTCTTTGTCCTAGGAGCAATGCCCAACCACCTGCTAACCAACCCACGTAGGGGATGCTAGAGACCGCTGGGACGACGAGACCAGCAGCTATGCTAGTTCCTGCCATTGCACCTTGTGACCGTGCTCCAGCGTCCGCCACGATGCACTCGATGTCCTTTACAGACTTTCCCTCTTCTGTACTCACACCTCCCATATTACGGGTGCCCTGTCTAGTATATTCATCACGACGATATTCAGTTCTTTGTTCAGAACTACCACCAAACCATCCTTTCTTATTTTTATCTACATCCAAAGATCTTTCGGATGATAAAACTTTAGGATCATCTGCTCTGTATTCAATTTCATATCCATCTTTGCCAGCTTTAATTCTGTAAGATGAATAAGGACCACGGGGAAGATTAAATGTAGGAGGTTGTTGAACTGGTTCTGGTTTTTCTTTGTTTAAAACATAACCAAGAAGTCCAATATGAGACACAGCAAACACAACACCAGCACCAATTGCTACCTTTTTTAACAGAGAAGACTTCTTCTCAGGTGGTGGTGCTGGGATATAATCTTCCTTTTCGTGGTTGAATATACTCATGGTCAGAAGGGGATAGCGGGACCAGTTGTTGATGGAATAACATTGCCAGTTGCTGAAGGAATTTCAGGAACTTCTGGCATAAGACCTTCTACAATATCAGGAACAGCAGACATTACTGCTTTCTTGACTTCTTCTGTTGCTTTTGCTCTAGCTTCTTCCACAAGAACTCCAGCATTCTTATAGAGATAAACCCCACCGCCAACGACGCTGAGAGATACCAAACCAGAAAGTAAAGCAATGACATTAATCAGTTTTTGCATCTTTCTTTTCCTCTTTTGCTTCTTTTTCTTCCTTCTTTTTAGCAGGAACAACCCCGAAGGTAGCTAAAGTTCCAGTAAAAACGCTGGCGATAAAAGTCGGATCGATATTTTTCTGAGGAATACCAGGAACAGTTACATAATTAAGGGTCAGAATTGCTGCTGACCAAGCTAAAATAATGACACGTACCAGGGTAGATACCCCTTCATCAGCCCACTCAAATTTATCCTTTTTGGTTTCCTCTTTCTTCTGTGGTGTTTCAGCCATGAATATAGAGGTAAGGCTCTTTTATTTATTAAAGAGCTGAATAAAATATTCAGCATCCACAACAACTAAAGGTTTCTTTCTATTCTTCTTCATTACTACAATAGGTTCATATTCACCAGAATTTTCACAAGCTTGTTCATAAGCATCCCACACATTGAGTCTCTCTACATTTTTACATTCAATGCTGTGAGGAAATTTTTGTCTTGCCGCCCTAGCCATGATCAGGTCTTCTCCACCTGCTCCCATAGACCGAGACTCGATATCCTCAGGATGAACATCGAGCATCTCAATTAATTTTTGTCTAACCCACTTCTGTAAGTTCCGACCTTTGGCTTTGGCACTCTGTGTTTTCATTCCCTAATCCCACGGATCTGGTATTTCAATTTCATTGCTTGGAGGAACCACGCATCCGTCAGGCACTTCGGACCGTGAAGCAGGACTTGTACCTGTTTCTCTGGAAGATTTGGATCTTGAAGGGCTCTTACCTTCCAACCAGGCAAATAATCGTTCGTCATAATACTCTAATAGTTTTTTAATCATAATTAAAGTTGACCGTTATACGTGAACCTTGTGTAGGTATAGAACTAGAGTGTAATGTCAATCCATCAAACATAATTGCTTTACCCATCTCTGGAGATTCTCTACCTGTGATGTTAAAATCTTTGTCAAAAAAGAATGTATCACCATCAACAGTATTTACATAATATAATACAACGGTATGAGGTTCTTGAGTATCTATATGTGGATTGTTGTGTAAGGGTTTATTAATTGTAGGAAGATGTAACCCTAATCGAACACGAAATAAATTTTTTGGATCAAGACCAAACTTTTTTTTATTCATAGAAATTAACGGCATCAATATCCTGACAAAATTCTCCATCGAATCTGTGGTATTGAGTAGTTTCTCTTGTAGGACAATGCTACCAAACGAAGGTACTGGTACTTCGTTTTTATAACCATATGTGCTCTGGTATTTATCACGATTATTTCCATAGGCAGAGTCTTTTTGATACCTCCAGGGAATTTTATTAGAAAAAAGGAGGTCACAGATTTTTCTCTGTTCCTCCTCACCAATGAAATTTTTTTCTATCTTCACAATTTGAATCCAGCAAAAGAGTTTTTCTTAACGTCTTGCTTGAGACCACCAATAACATAGGACTCAACCTCTGTCTCTTGTGGTGCTACTTGTAAACCCTTAGAAGACAACCAGTGCTCTGTCCAGGGAAGGGGATTATTATTAGCAGGAACATCGAAGACAGGTTTAAGTCCAATAGACTTCATTCTACGATTAGCAGTCCACTCAACATACTTCTGGAGAAGTTTGGCATTGAGACCAATGATAGAACCATCTTTGAATAGATAATCTGCCCATACTTTTTCTTCTTCTACACACTGCTTAAACATTTCAATAACATTATCTTGCTCCTGCTTGGCAATCTGTACCATGTCAGAATCATCACCCTTCAACCAGTTATTGATGATGTTCATGCTAACTGTCATGTGTTGACTTTCGTCTCTGGCGATGAGTCCGATGACTTTGGCAGATCCTTCCAAGAGTTTAAGTTCGCCAAAGGCGAAAGAACATGCAAACGAGACGTAGAATCTAATTCCTTCAAGAATGTAGACATTAACAACCGCCTTGTACAGTTTTCTTTTGAGTTCATAGAGAGTATCTTGTGCTACTGGTACTTCATCTAAAGCATGTTCCCACATGTGACCAGCACCCCATTCTTGTGCTGCTTGTAGAAACTCATCATAAGCATGGGTCACTGACTTGGCACGTGAGAGGATCTTCTCGTCCTCTAGAATCTTGTCAAACACCTCGGAAGGGTCAGCATACACATTCTTAATAATATGTGTATAGGAGCGACTGTGAACCATCTCCATGGTCTGCCAGATGTTCATACATCCTTCTAGTTCGGGAAGTGAACAGTAAGGGACAAAAGCCATCCCAGGACCACGCCCTTGTACAGAATCCAAGAGGATTTGGTACTTAAGGTTACTAGTGAAGATGTGCTTTTGTGCTTCATTAAGTGTCTGATAGTCGGCACGATCCTTTTGAAGCGATACTTCTTCTGGACGCCAGAAGTATCCCAGTTGCTGTTGAGTGAGTTTGTCGAATACGGGATATTTAAATTTGTCATAACGCTGGACCCCAAGAGGGGGTCCGAAAAACATTTTTTGCTTTGTATTATCAACAACATTGGTGTTGAATACTGTCATACCACTAGGTCTTTTTGTTTCGTTCACTCTAAATTTTGCAACTGTCACAGTCTTCTTCCTCCGTTTGTAAGATGTCGTTCAGTAAATCTTCAATGCTCTGTCGTTTTTCTTCTACAACATCATCATTTTTTCTATCATAGGTGTTTTGGTAATATGAAGTTTTCCAACCATACTTATATGTAGTCAAAAAGTCATTTACCATAACAGACACTGGTATTTCATTGTCTGGATAGTTCTCTGGATTATAGCTCCAGTTGCCAGAGATCGCCTGGTCAAAGAACTTTTGCATTACAGCAACAACATTGATATAACCAGAGTTATCTTTCATGTCCCACAGCAGGGTGTAATTATTTTTCAGGGTATTATACTGAGGAACAATTTGCTTAAGGGGTCCCTTTTTCGATTTCTTAATGGACAAGAAGTCACGGGGAGGTTCAATGCCGTTTGTTTCATTTGACACAACGGAACTGCTCTCCGAAGGCATTTGTGCGGACAATGTGCTATGTCGTAGTCCGTATTCGTTGATAGATAACCTAAGAGATGCCCAATCATTCTTCAAGTTGTTGGGAACGATTTCATCGATGTCTCGCTTGTAAGTGTCGATTGGGAGAATCCCTTCTGAATACTTTGTTCTATCGAAATAACCACACTTGCCTTTCTCTTTGGCAATTGAGTTGCTTGACTTGAGTAGATAGAACTGGAAAGATTCAGTGAGGTCGTGGACAAGTTGCCATGCTTCTGGGTCATCGTACTTTACTCCTTGCTTTGCTAGATAGTGTGCTAGTCCAATATAACCAATTCCAAGAGATCTCCTGTTCTTGGTACTCACCTCTGCTGCCTTGATAGGATAGTTTTGATAGTCAATCAATTCTTCCAGACCACGAACAGCAAGATCACAAAGTTCTTCGAGATCGTCCATTGTTCTAAGTTTACCAACATTGATGGCAGAGAGAATACACAAAGCAATCTCACCATCGCCATCAATATGCTGAAGAGGATCTGTAGGGAGAGTAATCTCTTGACACAAATTAGACATGTTCACCTTATCTCTAAAAGATGAATGTGAATTACAGTGGTCGATATTCATTAAGTAAATACGACCAGTTTCTGCTCGTTCTTTCAGAAGATTAAAAATAAGTTCTTGAGCGCCAACAGATTTTTTCTGGATTGATCCATCAGATTCATACTTACAATAGAGATCATCAAACTCAGGAGTGCCAAAAGCATCATATAAACCAGGAACGTCATGTGGACTGAAGAGGGAGATTTCTCCGTCCTGAATGAAACGTTCGTAAAAGAGTTTGCTGATTTGGATTGAGTAGTCAAGTTTTCTTACACGGTTATCTTCGGTCCCTTTATTGTTCTTAAGAACAATAATATCTTCTATTTCTTGGTGCCAGATGGGGAAGTGTACTGTCGCTGATCCACCTCGGATGCCATTCTGTGTACAACATCTGACAGTTGACTCAAATTTTTTGAGGAATGGTACAACACCCGTGTGAGTAACTTCTCCCCCTCTAATCTTAGCGTTGATCCCGCGGATTCTACCTGCGTTGATGCCGATGCCAGCCCTTTGTGCAACATATCTCCCGATAGCCATATCAGAACTAAAGATGCTATCGAGGGTGTCATCAGAATCAACAAGAACACAGCTAGCAAACTGTCGAAGCTGAGTTCTAACCCCTGCCATGATAGGCGTGGGGATGTTGATTTTGTGCTTGCTGATTGCGTCGTAGTATCTTTTGACATAATCGAGTCTAGTTGCTAATGGATAATCAGCGAAGAGCACCAGGGAGATCATGATATACATGTACTGGGGAGTTTCATATAACTCCCCACCAGAACGATCTTGAACCAAATACTTATCAACTACTTGGCGTAGTCCAGCATATGTAAACAGGTAGTCACGATCATGATCAATCCAAGAATTAATCTTAACCCACTCCTCATCACTATATTTATCTAGAATCTCTTCATCATATACTTTATTTACTGTCGCATTATAAAGTGCCACGTCATATACTGTAGGCATACCGTCTTTCCAGACGTTTTTATTAAAGACTTGCTTACGAAGACCAAACAAAAGCAAACGAGCAGCAACAAACTGATAATTAGGGTTATCTAGGGTGATTAGATCACTAGCAGAACGAATCAAAATCTCCTGAATTTGATCAGTAGTAATGCCATCTTCAAATTGAATGCCAGAGTTCATCTCTACATGAGAAGCAGACACTCCAGCAAGTCCATTACATGCTTCGTCAACCATCTTATGAACCTTATCAAGGTTCAACGGTTCGATTGAACCATCTCGCTTTTTAACGTTGATGCTCATACTTTTTTCCATTCGTTCAGTTTAAGTTGTGCTTCTAGTCCGCTGTAAGTATTCGATTCTACCAGAGATTGTACATCATGTCCAGCGAGTGCCATGTCGTTCAAGTCTTTCTCTTTAATAGATTTTGGGAAGATGACTACCTTGTCTCCTCTCTTAATCGTAGCCTCAATTCTAGCAACGATCTCTCTGCTTCGTGGTTCGTTGTCGAAGGCGTATAGGAACTGATAATCAAAAGAGCGGAGGTCAACATCGCTACCACACATAGCAATAGCATTGGTAAGGAAATGACTGTCGAAGGGTCCTTCTGTGACATATACAGGTAGCGATGAATCAACACGATCTAACCCATACACCTTGGGTTTAGATTCGTCCAACATAATTGTGATGTATCTGATCTTTGCTTTGGGAGCAAGAGATCTTCCCTGGTAACCAAACATGTTACCATCTTTATCCTTGAGTGGGATAATTATTCTGGCACTATCTTGACGAAGAGTATC